CTGTCAACCATGTCCTTGGCAGCAAGAATAGCTTGGCTCTTGCCCATTTCGCTTTCTGTGATAAGCTGTTGCTTGTTCTCTACCATCCAGCGATGTAGGCCTTCACGTACCATTAAAAGTTCCATGTACTTAGGATTCTTTTCGGCCACATGTACTCCGTGACTGTGCTTGATTTTTTCAAGATTTTCTGTCAAACCTTGAGCTAGCACATAAGCTTTAGGAAAGTTCAAATTGTCGTAATCAATCTTGACGCCAAAACGGCTTTCCATAACTTTGTTGATTTTTTTAGCGGAAGGCTTGACGCCCATTTCTGTTAATCTCATAGTGGTGTGTTCCCAAATTTTAAGTATTTAGCCGAAATTAAAGTTTTTTTCAAAATGTTAAGCACCGCTTGGCGCTGCATTCGAGCATCAGTACATCTATTTAATGCTGTTTCAACTCTAAAGTTATTTTTGGCATTTTTTATTGTGTACTGATAAAATTCTATATCTCGATCCAATCTGCCCAATTGCCTGTCTAACTCCAACAGTTCTGTGGCAGCGGGATAATTTTTCATCAATTGCACACAGTACAGGATGGCGTAACTTTTGCTAACAAAATCGTGCAATATCCGACCGTCTTGTTGCTCCACACGCCAACAGGTGCTTGTTTTTCCTTGTATTCTGTAAGGACCCACTAAAAACCCGTAGCTTCCAACAGGAATAACTACGGGTTCATTTACATATGTTTTAAGTTGTTTGTCTGTCCACTCTTTTATGTATTTGGTGCTCGCTGTTGCAAATAGTTCCTGTGCCTGACTAAATTCCAATTTTCTGTTTGTAGTAGACTTTGCCATCTTCGTTTTTTCTAAATAGTACATCTTTGTTTACCAGTTGATTTGCCACCACAAGCTGTCTTGGGTCTAAATCTTCTTTAGCTATTCGCTTACCTCCGTCAAATTGCCCTAATACATCAGCTTCTTCGTTAGTAATTGGTAATCTTATTTTATTTACGAGTTCTACTATCTTCATTATTATTTTAGGATAAGTTGTACAATGACCATGATTAAACCAGTCAGCATGGCTACACCAAATGCTGTGCCAACAGTGATCAACTGCCCGCTACTTTTGTTTGTAGCTTCTGCTGCTGATTCCGATATCTTCGTGCGTATGATTATGATGTGTTCTTCCATCGTATGCATACGCAGTTCCAGTTTGTCTAGTTTGTCTTCCAATGCCTTGTATCTTTCGGCGCATAAATCCACATGCGCTTCAAGGCTGGCTCTTTCGCTCGCTGCCATCTTTTTCTTCCATATAAAATAGAGGGTTCTGTAGTGTTGCCTGGATTGTGTGCCATGAAAAAGGTGCCTTAAATGTGCCTGTGTTTAGACAGTATTTAAGTTGATTCTGCCTTTTATAAAATATATGTTTTTTATTGCACCATAAGGATAAAAAATTGGTAACATGAATCTAGCTGTTTCTTCCAGTCCACAGATAATAGGAACATTACTAAATGTTTCGTCTAATGCAGCTACAGGATCGTTGTCCTTTAGAAAAACATCTTCATACTCTACACCAAAACTGAAAACCCAACACCTTTGTTTGCCGTGATAAATTTCTGGGAAAAGCGATGTGGAATCAACTTCGATATTTTCTACAATGTATGGACCATCAATGTGCTGAGGTTGAGCTTTGATGCCTATGCATTGCAAAACGGTTTCCCAGTTACGCTGTTGGTTTCTTTTTAGCTCATTGTCAACTGAGTGTCTGATAACACCCGTAGCCGTAATATCGACTAATGTTACACCTGTGTAAAAGTACATATAGATATTTATAGAATAAAAAAGGCAGAACCAGTCTGCCTTGATTTTTTTTGTTATGCTTAAGATTAAGCAACTACAAAACTGGTACCATTCGTTACAGTTGCACTACCAAGGTTCACTGAACCTTTTTTAGTGCCAATTGCCTGTAGTGCAGTTTGTAGAACACTAGCGTCTGGTGCATTTACACCGTCGCAGCATAGGCTGATTGCGCCCGAGGTTGCGTGTGCATAGTAAGCTAGTACAGGAGGGAAAGCTTGGATGATTGCTTCAAAAGCTTCATTAGCCGCGTCATCTTCTGCACTCAAGTTAACACCTGCAGCCACAATATAAAATACTAAACTTTGACCAACTTCGGTATTTACAATACCATTCAATACACCAGTTAAACCTGCATAGTTGTAGCCTGCGCTACGATCAATTCCGATTGCCATTTTGTTTCTCCTAAAATTTTGCTTTCGCTTTAGATATTTATGGCGGTCATAAAAAAGCAGCCGAGGCTGCTTTTTTATTTTTGATTGTTAAAATTAATTAAGCAATCTTGATACCGTTTGTGGTTGTAACTGCTGCTGCACTCATGTTAACAACACCAAAAGCACCAATGTTTGAACCTAATGCTCGTACTGCTGTTTGTAGCTGTAGGTCAGACCCCCAACCGCTTCGTTCTACAATCACGCTTAACTGAACGTTAGCTGTGTTGTTGTCAACTTGATATGCTAAAATACTTGCGTTTGCTGCGATTGTCTTTAACAAAGTTTCAACTGCTGATGCCTTACCATCATTATTAGGACTGCCTAATTCAGCTGCTAGGTTACCTGTAACTGCAAGAACTTTGATTGCACTAATTGGACTTGCGATACCAGTGTTAATAATAACTGCATTAGCGTTTTGTGTAATGCTATCACCAACGTTTACAACTGCTTGTGAGTCACCGTGAACTCTTGTTACTCCGATTGCCATGTTGTTTCTCCTTAAACATTTGCGTTTTTAGCGCATGCAAATATTTATGCAGGTTTAGTAAAAACTACAATCTTCCTTGTACGTTTGCAGTAGAAAATACTCCGCGATTTACTAGTTTGATAAATCCGCTGGGTGTGTTAATCACAAACCCTTCACCTTTGGGCACATCGCCTACATATTGCTCTACACCGCCAACTTGAGGTTCTAATTGTTGCAAAATAGCCAGTTTAAGGGTATATATTGCCACATAAGCGGTGTCCATGGCCTCCATGATAGGTCTATTTTCTTCTGCTGCTACTAACTTAAGCTGTGGTGCTGTTAAATTGTTTTGTAACCAATTGGCATCAACTGCCTGTCCTGTATATTTTCTATTATAATAGGTCTGTAGTTTAGACACGGTTGATTGTGTAAGACTACCCAGAAATGCATCGCCGTTTACAGATGCAAAATTTTGCACCGCAGCTCTAGCTGCTCGTGTCTGCTGTACTGGCTCTTTCAACCTAAACTTAGTACCCATGTTACCTGTTAATATGGTAATGTTTTGATTGGTACCCTCCAAACCACCCAAGCCTTGCAATGATGTTTTGTTCTGTATTTCTGTGCCTTTGCTGGTTTTTTCAACATCTGTGCCATAGGTATGTACAGCTAAGCCAAACGGTCTTCCTTTAATTTCTTTACCAACAGCACTATTTGATTTTACACGATAAGTTACACCATAGGGATTGGCCTGAAAAACAAAATAACTTTGCTCTTCTGGTACAGGTGAAGTCCACATTACATCACCTTGCACAAATCCTTGAAAATTGTTGGGTACTATTGAAGCCACACTATCGAACATGGCAGCTAGTTTTTGTCCTACATCCATGTTTTTTTGATTCTGCGTAAAGAAGTTTACCAAGTCTTGGGCCGAAGTTACCTGGCCACCGGGCATGCCTATGTACTCTTTGTAGTTCATGGTAAACAAACCATCTGCTGGTCTGCGACCAAAGATAATGGCTGGACTACCATCCCATTTAATACTAACTAGATTTGGATTAGATACTGCCGATAACATACCATCGATAGCATCCATGGCCGCTTGACTGCCGTTAAGAATAAAATCTTCCGGATGTGGTGTTCTAATACCTTCTGTAAGTGTAGTAATAAATTCTAATAACATTAGGCAACTTTATCTGAATAGTTTCTAAACCAAGCAGCGGTGCCTGGTGTAGGTGCTGCTTCGGGCAATTCAATATCACTCTTGGCCAGTGTTTCTCTTGCAGCAGCGATCAATTGATCGTAGTTGGGTCTTTTGGCAATAGCATCCAGTATATCATCTGCGGTGTTTAGTTTGCCTACAGGAATACCAGTAATGTCACTTAATTTCTTTGAACTTTTGCCATCAGGTACTGTAGTATTAGTCACACGATCAACCAGACCATGTTTATAACTCCATTTCAGTCCTGGGTGCAGTACAGACACAATACTGGCCAAAATAACATGACGGCTCATACCGGTGAGTTTACTTTCTTCTGGTGCACCTGACATACTAAACGCTTGCCATCCAGGATCACCAAACATCAAGTCTGCTTGAACAAAGCCGTTTTTGGGATCACCTGCTATAGGTGCTCGTACATGTACACTGTCTCCAGATTTTTTGATATCCTTGGCATCAACACCAGCAGTCAGTAAAACTTTGATCAAGTCTTCTTTGGTTGTTTTTGTTTCGTCTACAGCTAGATCCAAGTCGCCCGATGAACTTTTACGGCCTGTGGTGCCTAACCAAGTTTCCATAGGAAACTTTATATTTGTTTTTGATTCTATCCATTCTATAGTGGTAGGCACATCATCACGGTTGATACGCTGTGTCAACGATTCTCCTGAAAGAGTTTTGAATATATTTCCTCCTTCTAGTAACCTATTTTGCACGTCTTGCTCCCTTTAGTTTAAAACCAGTTGTACCTTTTACAGTCACTGGTTCGATTTGACCAGCTGCATCAGCAAATCTTTCTAAAGCTTCATGTGAGCTACTAGGCATAACGGTACCAAATTCATCAGTCCATCTACCATCTGGGTATTTGTAAAATTTGGCATTGCCTTGTGGATTACTAACTGCCAAACGCTGTCCTTGTGGGGGAACATTAGAGTCATAATCACTTGATGCCTGTTGAGTTTGCGGTTGCATTATGGCTGCTCTAGCAGCCAAGCCTAAGTCTTTCTTTAATTTTTTGCTTTGTGCTATTTTTTGTGTCAATTCTGCCTTTTCTTTTTGAGCTGCTGTTGACCGTTTCCTTTGTTCTGGAGTTTTGTAAGCTTCTTCTCCTTCATCTCCTGGTAAGTCTCCAAATGCTTTATAGGCTCGTGCTTGTGCTTCTTTATCTGAAAGTCCACTGGTATTACTAGGTTGTTCAATATCCTGAAAAGCTTTGGGTTTGAGTCCACCTATTAAACCTTTGACAAACCCGGATCCGAATCCTTGTTCATTTATTATATCTTTAATTTTCACCGCGAAATCTCCTTACACCACGAGCAAATTTTGCAGGATCCTGCGCACGAATACTGTTAAGTAATCTACGCTCTAATTCTGCTGCTTGTTCGGCATCGTAATTTTCTTTAATGTAGTTTATCAAATTGATAGCACCCTGTATAACATGTCCGGCGCGACTTTCAACAAGATTCTCCCGATCTTTACTTACGGGCATGTGAGCTAGTTCATCTAAGATGCTACGGGTGCGCTTTTGCAAAATCTACTCCGTTATTTGATATTTATTCGGTTTTAGTTTTTAGACTTGCAAGCATTTGTTTTAATTTTGTACTGTCAACATTGGCTTGTACAGATTTTCCAAGCTCAAATCCAGGCTTAGGTTTTGCTGCGATCATTGGTGTGCTAGTGGTAGTTGATGCCTTGATTTGATCCATGATCTGACCGCTAGAACGGAATCCTTGACCACCATTTTCGCTCTGTGCATCCTCGCCTGGATCAGTAATACGCAGACTTTCAATATTGAACTCAAGATCTACTTTTTGTCCTACACCACTGCTACTGCGAGTTTTCATCAACTGTATTTGATATCTACCGCGCTCGCGCATGGCTCTACTTGTAAAAATGCCAAACACATTATCTGCTGTGTTAATTTTACTGATACCGCCCGAGATGTGACTGTGGTCAAATTCAATTTCTTCTACTGCGCTACGATTCAACTGCGATGCAGTAATCATCAGTATGTTGAATTCTCTTGCCAAGTTTCTAAGTTCTTCAGATACATATTTGTCTTTTACAAACAAGTCGCTAGGGCTAACTTTGGCACTTACTGGCATAACAAGATCCAAATAGTCAACCATGATAAAATCTGTCTTTTGACCTGTCTGTATTTCTAGTTCTTTGAGATAGGCACGAATATGATTCACATTGCTTTGTGCTGGCATGTATTTGATACGCAACTTGCCTGACTTTTTGCCTACCATGCGTATCTTCATTTCTAATGTGTCTAAGTCTCGGAAGATTTCTTTTGTGCTGCAATTGGCCACCATAGCATCCATACGCATGGCACACAATTCTTCACTGAGCTCCAGTGTAAGGAACACACCATTTAATCCTGCTGTGATCCAGTTAATTGCAATATTCTGCATAAACAAACTTTTACCTGAACCTGATCCACCAGCAAAGATATTGAGTTCGCCGCGATTCATACCGCCAAACAATCTTTGATCCATAGTAGGCCAACCTGTGCTCACTTGCCCGTTGTTAGATTTAATCTTCATTAATCTGGCTCTAGGATCTTCAAAATAATCCGTACCCATGTCTTTGGTAAGACTTATTTGCACAGCATCTTTGATCAATTTTTCAACAGGATCAAAATCGCCCTGTTCGATCATGTCTGCTGCTTTGAGAATTGCTCGCTCTAGTTCTTGTTTGCGACTAAATCCTTCAAACTCTGCCAAGAACCAATCATAGTGACCTTCTCTCAGATCAGGAACTTCTCTAAGTTCTATACTGGTAGCGGCCTGTATTTGTTCTCGAGTGGGCAGCGTTTTGTGATCGTCGCTGTGCTTCTTGATAAATCTAGCTGCTTCTCTCAGACTGCGATCAAAATTGTCTGCATTGTAAATGTTTTGCACACGCACGTATGTCTCTGCGTCTTGCAGCATCATTTCCAAGAATAATTTTTGTATATCTGCGGTGTAATTTTTCATTTACTTCCTGGCTCTGTAATTAAAATATTCATGTGTCAACATAAATTTGTTTTGGTTGATTGACTTTACATCTCATTTTGCAAATATCGTCGCATTTTGAATAATCTTTATGGATTTCTTGTACCCAATTTTTTAGATTAATGTTGATCATATCGTCTAATGTTGTTCCAATTATGCTCCAATGTTCACGATTCTTGTAATGTTTTGTTTTGTAGTAAACTTCTGGGAATCGTATCCAACCACAAGGATAAAAATAATGTTGAGCACAAATAGTGGTTCTGTGCATGTTAACACAATCAGGATCAATAGTTAAATCTTTAACTTCCTTATATTTACTTTGAAATATAGACTCTACATCAACATAATTTTGTGGCGGTATGAGTTTATTATCGCCAAATCTATGAGTCTTTGATGCTGTAAATGTTGCTCCTTTGCTTTCTGCAAAACTTTTAATTTCTTCTAGTCTGTTGTAATTAAAACTAAACACATTGGTTTCCCAAACAAGTTTAACATCTGATGCTGCTACTATATCAACAGCCATCATTATAGATTGCCAATCACTGTTAACTCTATACAAATGATTAGTGTCTTCGAGACCGTCAATTCCAAAAATAATGGCATCATCTTTACCAAGAATTGAACATAATTTTTTCCAAAATTTTTCTGTTTGGTAACTGCCGTTGGTTCTAATTTCAAAAGCAACTTTAGATCTAAATTTTTCTATTAAATCAAATAGTCTAGGATAATATATGCTATCTCCGCAATCCCCGCACAAACTTAAAACTTTTATTTTATTTCCGGTTTCACAATCAAGAAAATTAAATAATATATCAGGATCTATATCATAGTGTGTTATTGGTTTTTTAGAATATTTGGCTAATACTGTTCTAGAACAAGCAGGACATTTTAGTGTACATCTGGATGTAGTTTCAATCTGTAATACGTCATTACGCATATAATTTTTTCTTTTTTAATTCAATTTTAAGTCTACTAGTTTCACGAGCTGCTAGTATGCTTTTTAAAACAAATAACTTGCCATATTTTATCACAGCATCATTTATATCTTTGCATGTTTCCTGCCACACAGGAAAACTCACAGTCCAGCCTGCTTCTATAGCACGATCGACTAATTTGCGCCCGGCACGATCTGTATCAGGGACCACAACGACTTCACGCTGTAATCTATCTATTTGTTCAATCTGTGTGTCAGATATTTCTGAGCCACTAACTGCAATACCATCAATGCTCATAGCATCAAATGGTCCTTCACATACTATGACAAATTTACTATCAGGCCGTTGCATGTCTAAGTTAAACACAAAGTCAGCAGGATGATTGCTCCAATACTTGGGCTTTATTCCATCTGCAATTGCTCTAGCAGTGTAACCTACTATTTCTTTTTTATAATAATATGGTATTATGATTCTGCGATGCAAGTTGTATGCTTCTTCTGGGGTCCAGAAAAAATTGTACCGATTGGGATCAATCGATCTACGATGTACATATTCTATACTGGCAAATAATTCAGCAGGCACTGTGTTGTAGTCACCGATGCTGTAAAAATTAGCCAGTTCAACTACATTTCGTGCTTGCTCAGGTAATGTTCTAGCTTCATACGCAATCTCTTGTTCAGGTTCCGGTCCGAGTTGTTCGGGTGCAACTAATTCTCGTAATCGAACTGCATCAATGACCAGTCGGCGTACAGTTAGATCATCTGCGCCTAACCAAGACAATAGTTTTCTAAACTTGAATGTTAAATGCCTGCCGGGAACAAAACTGGCTTTGAATCCACAATTGAAACAATGATAACTTACGGCGCCTGCATTGGTTTTTATGCCACCTCTACCTCTAGTGTCGGCAGTTTCGCCATTATGAACACAACAAGGTGCGTTAAAACTTGTCCAGCCGTTCTGGCCCGTTTTTTTGCGGGCAGGCAACAATTGTAATACTGATTGCTGGATAGAGTCTAACATCCTGTTATTATATACTAAACTTTAAGTTTAGCCAAACGCAATGAAGTCAAAATTTTGATGTAAAGCCAACCAATATCAAATTCAAACCAACGACGACTCAATTGTGGATTAGCTGGATCTAAATGATGATTGTTGTGTAATTCTTCACCACCAACTAATATCCCAATTGGAGAAATGTTTGTGCTGCGATCCCGGGTTTCACCATTGCGATAACCCCACCAATGCCCAAGACCGTTAATAACTCCTGCTGCAAAAAATGGAATCCAAATCATTTGTACACCCCAGACTAAGAATCCCCAAAAACCAAACAATGCCAAATCTATTGCTAGCATTGAAAAAATACCAAGGCGGCTGTGCGGAGTATATAGTTTACGTTCGATCCAGTCATCCGGTGTGCCAGCACCATACTGTTCAATCATTTGTTTATCTTTGCTAGCAGCATGATACAACATGGCACCTCCGAATAGCACACGCCCAATACCGTACACATGAGGTGTATGCGGATCGCCGGGCTCGTCACTGAATCTATGATGCTTGCGATGTATGGCTACCCATTGTCGAGTAACCATGCCAGTTGTGAGCCATAACCAGGCTCGCATGAAATGAGCCACTACAGGATGGAATTGTACCCCTCTGTGTGCTTGACTGCGATGTAGATACAATGTGACACACACAATAGTGATGTGTGTGAGTATTAAGGCGTATAATATGGTCATACTGTACTTATTGCTTTATATTGACCTTACAAATGTTATGCTTTTATACGCCGAATCTTGCTCGGTCTGCTGCAAAATTTTGTGCAACTTGTTCTGCCGATAGAGCTATATTATAAAGTTGAGCTATCGCTATGTTTCCAGTGAAATATCTACCACCAAGATCATCTTGACCAATTTTTATATCGTCCAGGGTGGTGCTGGCATGAGATACAGTATTGGTGGCAGAGGTGATTCCACTGGATTGACACAGATATG